ATTATAGACAATAAATGGTCGTCGGGTAGAGCTACTACCTTAGGATGAATTGTCTTATATGTTGCAGGCTTTTTCTTAGCCCGTGCCTTCGCCAGATTAGCTGAAGCAGCTGCACGCTGTTCCTCAGTCATTGGCTTACGTTTCTTTCTAGGATTACCAGTCATTATCATTACCCTCTTCAAAGTTTAAAGTTCCTCTCACAGTATCCATGACGCCGCCGATTTCTAATGCCTCATTAAGCTCGTCAGCATTATCTCTATGCTCATCTGGATCAAAAGTATCCACTACGTATGGTGTCTTTTGTCCTGATAGTAGTCTTAGTATTCTTCGTTGCTTAGCCTCGAATTTCATTTTATCTCTTCGAGTCATTCCACGCGTCCTACTATTAGCGTCTGGATTGTCATTCCATTGTTTCATAATATATATTATACCCTATTTCATCTTAAATGGCAACCCTATTTTCTTAATTTCTTTTTTACGGTCGAGTTCAACCCTCTGCCTAAACATCTTTGTTCTCGCAGCATGTAATATTTTATTCTTTACAATGTGGGCTTTTCTCTTCATTTGTTATATATTGATTGTAAATGTGTTTCAAATTGTTCAACCTTCTCTACCCGATTGGGCCAAAGGATGTATTCCTTTTCTGGATTCGCTTTAAGATTACCCAGTAAAGGCATAATTGCATTATATAAATCATCACACTTATCTTGTGTAGCTGTTGCTTTAGCTTTCAATGCTGATGATTCTGTATTACTAGATTCAAGCTTTTGCGATACATCTAAGTCATCCTCATCAACGAGGGTAAAGCCAAAATCAAATACGTTACTTGTTGCCATATCTTTCTCCTTTATTGACTATTTATATACCAGAGACCTACGCCTTGCCAATATATTAACGTCGCTATAATGTTTAAAATAATTAATGACCTGTCTGACCATAGCATTCCAACCCAGAACCAACCGAGTGTTCCTACACTTGCAACTATTAAGTTCATAGGATAAAGATGTGCAAAGGACGATGTCATCACCATACTCGCTATGAGAAAGAGTGAAGATATCCATTTAACGAACCAAGATAAATCCCATCTCGGCGTTACTTTCTTTAAAGTAATTTCTTTCCAGTAACCTGTTTCTTTAGACATTATATTTATTCTTATACCAGTTTTTAAAATCAGGATCCGTCATTTCACTTTGTACTTGCTCAGCTGATAGTTGGTCGGACCTAATACACTCAGCTAAGAGTTGATATTTATTAAGTTTAGAAGATTCTACAGGTACCTGAAGAGCCCAGTCTTCTGCTACGTCGTTAACGTATTGAAGAGACTTATAAGGGAAGTCCTCAGTGCCAGTCCTAGTACCTGAAGCATCTTTATAGGTAATAGAATAAAAATTATTACGGTCGTCTAAGTTATTTACAACCTGGTAAACCTTAGCTACGCCACCACCATCTCGGTAAAATTCGCTCATCAATTTTCGATTCTGCATTGGTATTTTTCTCCTTTTATTATTCATTTCTTACGTTTAAATGACTTCGCCAATTTAACTTCTCTCTCATTGGCCTCGTCTTCATCTATCTCTTCGCCGTTTTCCATTTGTTTAATGTGAACCATCTCATGACATATAGTACGAATGGTTTCATTGGCGGTCATTGTTTCTTCTATCTCAATATCATATTCACCATCACCAGCCTGGTCATAAGCCCAGCCTTTAACATTATCTCCACTTAAATCCATAGGCTCTACAGAGATAAGCACATCATCAGATATGTTTAATTTTTTACGGCAATGAGAAACAATATCTTCGAGTATCATCCAAAGCCTTGCATTGCCTGCACTAAAGGATGTTCTCGCACTGCTGATATACATTCAGCATTAGCTAAGTTATCACCATAGCCTAATAAGTAATCATCATACCATTCCTTCATCTTAGGATTAGTATCATAGTCTGAAGGTTTCTTTTGAGGGTTCTCATTACTTCTATGAGCTACCCAACCAGCAATATACATCGCCGACTTAGTTCTCAAGTAATTAGATTCAGACTCTTTCCCAGTAATTAAATTTGCCATTTATTTCTCCCATTATCATTTTATAAACATCCTTCCATGACCTACATCTATCTTCATCGAAACAATCTCTGTTCCAAGGATGGTCAATTAGGATTCCTTTTAGACCAGCAGCGTTACCCATTTTAATGTTAGCCACCTTGTCTTCAATCCACCAGCATTCAGTACCAGCCCACTTCATGAGCTCTTTGTCTTTGTCCTGTCCAGTGTTTAGTATAGTGAAGCCATCGAAGACATCACCAAATACGTTTCTCAGGTTCTCTTTACGATACTCTTTAGCAAGTGTATCATTAGTCTGAGAAGTAATAACATGGAAAAGAAATCCATGCTCTTCATGTAATTTACGAACATAGTGAATAGCATCACGCAAAGGTGATAACGATTTCATATGTTCTGATTTGTTAAATAGGTTTACGAATTTGTGTCCAGTTTTTGAAGGTACACCAATAGCCTTACTAATAGCATAATCATTTGAAAGCCTCTCATAGCCTTCAGTCTCCTTTAACCACTTATAGAAATGGTACTCCCAATCTAATAGGACACCATCACAATCGGTTAATATAACTTTGTCATTTATTGCTCTTACCATAATTTTTAAATTTTGCTCCGTAGAACTTCACACACATTTCTTTATCATAATCAGATAGCATCAATACAGCTTCTGCCGATAAGTCTTCATACTTTACTAAAGAACTTTTATCTACTTTCCCAGTTAATGGATTTATTGATACCATTCCTTCAGGACTAATTAAACAACCATTCTCTAAGTAAAAAGGTTTTTCCAAATTTCGTAAATGAGATTCCCTTTTAAATTCTGCAGCAGTCGCAGCATCTTTAGCTTTTACTGTTAACATAATCCTAAGTGCTCCTCTAAGTATCTTAAATTTTTCTCAGCTTCACTAGCCCTTTTTACTTTTCCCATCCGTGAAATTTTCTCAGCTTCACTCAAATTTGATTTGTTCCAGATACGAGTAAACTCAAAAGCCTCTGGAGGCATAACCATACCGAGTAATCGCTCTCGTGGTCTTTTATCTGGACCGAATAACCTAGCAGGAATTACTTTAGATTCATTACACTCAGTGCAACACCTACCTGTCATTGAAACTGGATCCGGATTATGACCATGTTTTTCATTGGTCTTCTTATTACATAATATACATTTTATTCCCATTACTTTCTCCTTTTTTAATATTTGCCTAAAGCGACATGTAAAAATAAATTTCCTAACATTACTAACAAGAATACAATTTCACTTTCCATTACCAAGTACCTCCTGAAAGTATTGTACGTCTTTTTTTACTTGCCAGTTCTAGTGCTTCCCTTGTAACTTCCCAAGAAACTTCGGCTGCAGCAAACTCTGCTGGGCCCATTTCTGCAACTGGCTTGTGAAGGAAGCCTCCACCTAAATATAGATAGAAACTCTTCCAATAAGATATTGTAAAAGTTTCAGCAAGTTCTTTACAAACCTCTTTGCCCATTGCATAAAACCTTACTCGTCTTTCATGACTTGGAAATATCCTCATGGCTGCCTTATGCAATTCCATAGGTATTTTTTTGAGATGAGTTCCTTCAGATTTAGGACTGAGGTATTTTGACCAGAATATTTCTTCTCTAGGACTAAGACTAAGAAACACTTCCGACTTAATTTTCACTTTTTTCATAATATATTTTTCCTTTTTTATAATCTTAATAATTGTTCACGTGTCCAACTTGTAAACAGCCAGACTCGTTCTAAACTACACCTAACGCCAACATGGAAATCATCTAAGACAACCTCTAAGACAACTCCCTCACGACGTAAACGTTCAACTTCACTTAACCTAACACCACTTTGTTGTAGTATAGAGCGCTCGGTTTCTCGCCTGGTTTCATCACCTGAGAATCCCAATGATATGGTATCTAGCTCTGGGTGACCTTCGACTGTCTCAGTCCAAACTGAATCTGAACGTGAGACTAGTCGGTGTATTAATTCTGTAACTATCATTTTTATGTCGATTTTTTATTGTTTAATATATATATTATACGCCCAAATCGCAAAAAAAGCAACCTTTTTTGATAGTCATTTGTCGCTATTTTTCAGATAAAGATAACCAAATTGACCCAAATAATGATAATATTTTGTTATCTTTTTAGGATTTATATAGGCTAATAGTCTCCAATAACTGCTCAACCCAATCGTCCATCTGCTCGATAAAGATCTGTGGAGGTGCGTTATCAACGGCTATAGTGACTACTAATTGATGTGCTTTTAAACCTGTTCTTTCGAATAGTGCTATTGCATAGAAACAGCATTGCATAAAGTATGCATGTACCCATTCTTTCTTCTTAGGTTTCATAGAAGTTTTGAAGTCAATAACCGATAGTTTACCATCAAATTCTGCTATACAATCTACTCTTCCAGCAACCTCTAGATGGTCCGAATATAGGGCTAATTCCTGACCATATACAGTACCGAGACGTTCATCAAAGTATGGTTTAAGGTCGAGGAAGTTTTCTACTACATTAGGCATATAACCTTTCTTATAGTCATCTACATTATTGATATACCTTTCCAGTATTTCATGGACTGCGGTACCTCTAGAAGCAGCTCTATGCATAATCTTTTTAGCTTCTTCTTCACCTATTCTAGCCCGCCATTTAGCTATAGCATCTTTAGATAAGATAGATAAGACTGTAGTTATTGAAGGGTATTGTTTGCGACCGTTAGGTCCAGGTGGTGTTGTGTATTTACGACCTCCGACTTTAGTCACAGAAAGTAAATCATCGTATCCTAAATCAATAGGTTCGTGTTTGAATTGTGTTCTCATAATATATATTATACCCTATCTTAGCTTAAATGGCAACCCCTAAAGGCATGTTTTTTACCAATCTTCCATTTGCTTTGTAGGGTATTTCTTTTTAATGTTCTTCATACGACTTTTAAAGTCGTCGTCAGACTTAGCATATATGTCTCTAGTGGATGATTTATTTAAGTTTGGAGTACCCATTACAATAGAACAATTGTTCTCTTTTTTGTAATCGTCTACTTCAGACATCTTCATAAACTCTTCATGCTCTTTACCCGTCTTATTATTCTTAAAGATATAGGTGGGCATTAAAGAATCCGATTGCCCCATACGCCTCTAATCAATTTCTCAGTTAAACCCTTTATCTTTAATTTTTTATGAACGGCTTGTTGTAAGTATACTGCATCGGCTGGGTGTATCTGTTCGAGCATTGCTTTGAATGATGCATCGGCTCTCTTCCTATCAACTTCAGGTTTAGTTAATGGCACTAAGAATTTAGTAACATCTTTAAGATTAACTTTCTGTATATCCTGAGGTTCCCAATCCACATTCTTACTAACATGAATAGTTAAACCTTTATCAAAGTTAACTTTTAAGATATCCCTTAATGCGAGACAATCATTATCTGTAAGGACTTTAGATTTGTCTTCTCTAGTGGGTGCTTCATGAACCGCATCCAATATTTCATATATCTCCATTAAAATTCTCCTACATTTTCTATTAACATTTTCATTTTATTCTCTATTAAATATGGTAAAATATTACTTCTCTCTTTGTATTTATATGTTTCAAATATCTCTACACTTTCAGTTTTAATATGCTCTGGCATTCTATTTAAATCTATCATCTCTCTGTTACGCATATAATTTCTAAATGCTTCTTCGGGCATAGCTTCTTTAAGATTATCTTTCTTTTCCCACCAGTCATCTATGAGCTTCTTTCTTAATGGTGTTTGTCTAATCTGTTCAGTGAAGGTGTTATCGGGACTTAATACATTTGGGACATTATCTGATGAGTCGCCTTTCATTATATGGTTAAAGGTATATCTCTCAGGACCCTCATCGCATTCTACCATTTTTTGTTGCATAGGTGACCATTGGATAACATTACCTAATGATTGTAATTGAATGAAATCTTTATCTGCTGAAATGATAACAACGGGTTCACCAGTAATTGGCTCTGCTGCTTTAATTGATAAGGCGCCTATAATATCATCTGCTTCGGCACCATCTATTTTGATTACTGCGTATGGGAAGTTTTCTTTAAGGTCTTCAATGGCCTCATTAATAAAGTCATATAGGTTATTCCAATCATGTGAATCTGTTTCACGTTTGATTCTACGTAATGCTTTGTATTCGGGATATACATCAGTACGCCAAGAATGAGAATCACAAGCTATTACCATCTTGCCATATTTCTCTTCTGGATACTTAACACGATAACTTCTTAGATTGTTAAGTATAACATGCTTAACTAATCCGTTCGATAGAGATTCACCTCTGTGTAATTGCCCTAAGATAGAGCCGACGGAGACCCCGCCGAAATCAATAATAACCATAATTTAACCTTGCTTTTGTTTATAATCTTGTATTGCTGCTTTAATAGAATCTTCTGCTAAAACACTACAATGTATTTTAACTGGAGGCAAACTAAGAGCCTCTACGATAGATGTATTTTTAAGTTCACTTGCATCATCTAATGACATGCCTTTAAGCAATTCTGTAACCATACTAGAACTAGCAATCGCACTACCACACCCATATGCTTTAAACTTTGCATCTGTGATAACATCGTCTTCAACTTGTATCTGGAGTTTCATAACATCTCCACATGACGGGGCACCGACCATACCGGTCCCGACATTCTTATCACCAATATCCATCTTACCCACATTGCGTGGATTGTTGTAGTGGTCTAATACTGCGTCACTATATGCCATTTTTTTTCACCGATCCTGTTCCTATTTTAACTGCGATAATTCCATTGTAATTATCTTCTCTTAATAATACATCTTCACTAAATTGTATCTTCGCTTCATAATAGTTAGTGTTACCTCTTGTATCACATAACATTATAATCTCACGTTTAAAGTTCTCCTCTCCATACTTATTTATATCTTCTTGGAGGCGCTTCGAAGAACCCCAATAGTCTTGCCAGTCGGTCTCTACTACTTTAATACGTTTATTCTTTCTACCTATTAAAGGTTTAAGCTTACGCCTGGTCTTGAAATATTTTCTTCCGATATAGTCATGTCCATTAATAAGGTTGGTAATGCGATACACAAAACCATAATAATCGCCGACCATATCAGAAGTGAAAGCTTTTCCATCAAAAATCCAATTCAACTTGTTCCTCGTTATCAAATCCATTAACGTGGTTGTGAGCTCTTTCTAAATTCTCTCCACAGAACGGACAATACTCAACTTGCAAATCTAACCTATGCGCTGTCTCTTCGTAACCATCCATCTGTACCACAACTTTATATTCTTTATTACATCCGTCACAATAACTCATATTTTTAAATTTCCCATTTCTATGTGTGCAATTAAACTATCGTATCCGCCGATGAATCTATCTCCGTTGAATATAACAGGCATCGTTCTCGTACCAGGTGCAACCTCCCATAAATTTTCTACAGTCCAGTCTTTACCTTCTACGTTTCTTTCTTCGTAGTCAACGCCTCTCTCTGTTAAATAATCTTTAGCCCGTTGACAAAAGCTACAGTTATTCTTGCTCCATATAATATATTTCTGTATGGTCATAAACTTAACCCCTTAAATGTGTTTTCTTTGACATCTTGTTTAACACCGCCGACGATGTAAGATGTGATTTCTGTTTCTTGTGGAGCGACTTGTACATTACCACCACCAATCCATTTGTCTGTCCACGGAAGTGGGTTGGCTTGGTGTACATGATAGGGTGCGGTATATCCAGCACTTCGCATTCGTCTTGCTCCTATCCATCGTACATAGTCACTTAATAAATTAGTATTTAATC